CCACCGTCTCCGGGTTCGCTTACGTCGCCGTAAAAAAATATCCCCGGGATAACCGGAACCGCTATTCTGGTGGAACTAACCACTCAGGGCGTCAGACTTCACGCCACATCAGAATGAAAGTGTGAGAAGAAGGAGGAACCCTTCTCCCCCGACTCGGAGAGAGACGTAGACCGGCTTAGGACCGGGCGCTCTCTTAAAGACGGAAAGCTTCATCCGATGCCCCGACGGGGTCGGATTTAAAGAGGATAGAAATCCTTTTCTTTATCCGCGATTACCTATCGCTAAGACCTCAACCTTCCCCTCTAAGGGGTAGCAGTTTAACGTCATGCCTAGGACAAGAGATCTTGAGAGCGAGTTATCACGGCGGAAGGATTACGATCCAGCGTGAGTTCGAGGAAGAGCCTCTTAGGTAGTTTCGGATACAAGCCTGTTTTTATTATTGGTCCTCAAAGGGACTTTTCTTTAAACTTGCTTCAAAAGGGAAGCGACCTATCAGCCGAAGTTGGCAGCCAATTCAGCGTTGATAAACTCAACATTGGCAGTCCCAACAAGTCCTACAGTGAACTTAACTCCATCAGTTCCGGGAACGACAGTCTTGACGACGACCGTAGTCGTCATCTTAGTCGTACCGGATCCGGCGGTAAAGTAACCGGATGGGTTATTGTAGGTGGTAATCAAGGAGGCCGATCCGAGAGGAGTCGGGGCGACAGATTGGGTCGCCGATGTAACCGCAGTGATAATCATTGTCACTAGGTACACCCCAGGAAGAAAGAAGGTGAGGCCTCCATTCGAATCGTAGAGACAAAGCGTTGGCGTCGTCTCAGCGAAATTCGTAATGTTGGCCGTCAGATTCCCCGTGGTGGTGGCAATCACTTCGGAATGTTGTCCGGTAAGATTTCCAACCCCAAAAGAGGGAACCTGAGGTACGAACAACTCGACGTCGTACTCAACCCACAACTTCCCCCATGGAACGGCGGTCCCGTCGGAAGTACCGACAAAAAAGGACCCCGAATCATAGGTCTTGATGTCCAAGTTCGCGGCAAGAGGAGCAGCGCGAATATACTTGCGAGGAGTGCTCCCAAGCATGGCGGAAGGGTCCAGGTTACAGGAGAACTCTGGGACCCATGGGGCTTCTTCCACGGCATCACGATACGCGGAGGCGATCTGTTCAGAAACAGGCGCGAAGTCCGCCGGATCATAATCCGGGATGAGCATTACGGAGCCGGGTGTGGAGGTCCCGGTCCTCGTGTAATAACAAAACTTCAAACGATGAAATTTGTATTGTTCCCATCCAACTGCCTGAGACGACAACCAGGGGAAAGTGGCGGAAATCCCCGGGTTAAGGTCAAAGATGTAAGGCGTCGCAAAGGCGGCGGATCCAATAATAGATCCAACCAACTCGCGGTGGGCAATTCGGACGGAACGCGAAGATCGTGTTAAGAACTTCGGTTCCGCTGTGCGAACCCCACGAGAGTAGGAGGCGCCAACCCCCTGGAGGGGGAGTAAGCCGCTCGAACCCTTCGAGTTGGCGCCGTTCTTCTTCTTCGTCCGACGAGAAGAACCCGCGAAAAGGCGGGGATTGGAGAACGGAGTCGCTCCCTTCGGAGTACGAGCCGCGCGACGTTGACGACGTGTAAGCATCTTGATGGTGTTGAATTCTTGGTGATGGTGTGGTTCCCAAACTACACTATTATCTCGAGTATGGGGTACGATCGAGATTGATCGGACTGTACATCGATGGTACCGAGACGGAGAGAGCCTCGGGGAGCCGTGCAGTCTCTCGGCGTTTTGATTAGCACGGAAGTATTAAGACAACGGGAAATGTCACCGTTTTGGTCCTAAAACCATCGACCCCATACGTTGTTCTTTATGGTCTACAACGATAAAAGAAAGACCTATGCCCCACTACTAATACTCCTCGTTCTCGTCGATAAAGAGGACACGACGACCCAGGAAGTCCCGGTAAAATCGAAGTTGTTCCTTCCGTCGACGACGGACGACCTCCTTACGTTCCTCCTCTCGAATGACGGTCGAGAGGTTACGAAGGTGGAATCCCCTACGAATCTCCTCCTGGAGAGAGGAGGAAAGATTAGGTAGCTCCCAAAGCTCGGGAAGAGCCTCGGAGGGTCCAAGATGAGGAATGAGAAGGATAACATTCGGATCATCAACAGACAAGACTTGGATAGATGCCTCGTCTTTAGGACCGGGAACGGGAACGATCACATGATCGGAAAAGTAGTTCGGAGGGTGGTAGACCGGAAGAATCGGTACCACGATACCCTTGGGATCGACAATCTCTCTTCTCACCCTAACGGGGAGGAAAGGAAAGACATTCATCTCATCAATAGGATGAAGGCTCTTCTCATTACGAAAAGAACCTCTAATGAGTCGATTTAACTGGGAATCCGATAGACGACAGGAGGCCTGCATTGGAGAGGTTCCAGAGTCCATCGCACTCGCGAGGGGGGTAAGATGTAGCGCGGAGACATCTTCAAAGTTCTGATACCCCTGAGGAAGGGGGGTACCTATAGGAAACATCTCAATCTCAACACGATCCCGGCGGTGGCCGAGAATCGTCCCGAGGGACTTCTCCGTAGCATCCAGATATAAAAAGGATGAAAGGGGATAGTCCTTCGACTGGCCCTCATAAATAGTTGAGGCCGAGAGAAAGAGTTGGCGTGCAAGAACACGCTGAGCTTCGGAGTAGCGAGGCTCAATTCCCGGAGGGATTCGGAAACCTAAACCACCGAGGAGGGGATGTGCAAAGAGATTTAGCACCATCTTCCCAAAGAAGGTTTGTTTCCGGATCTCGGAGCGATGATAATGGAGAAATCTCCGATGCGCCAAGGCGGGATTCGCCGCGAGAAGAACAGACCCGGCGTGCCAACCCGACAAGGGAAGGGCGCCGAGCGACTCTCGCCCAGTCAACTTAGCTTGACCGGTTAAAAGACCAACGTTGAGAAAGCCGTGGATGAGAACGGTATCAAGGCGGTGAACTTTGAGAGGGGCCTCGAGTTGCTCCATCTCGTACCAATTGACTGATTTCCCGAGGCGGAGAAACCAGAAAAAGTCATCCTGACGGAAGTCGGGAATATATTCAATTGGAACGGAGTTGACGGTAAAGAACCTCTTATGGCGGAAGTTCTTACCCACGGATGGTACAAAACCGACCGTGTCGATCGAGGCCAACCAACGCTGGTAATGGGCGTCGTCGGCTCGAAAGAGGATGTCATCCCCATTAACGAGAACAGGGAGGTCGCGAATAGGCAACGTCCCTTGGAGCACCCCTTCTCGCAGCTTCTCAGGGAGCGAGAGAACATAAGTATAGAGATTCGAGATACAAAGGATAGGAAAGGATAAAACCGATCCCATCAATTGACCGTTACATTGAAGGACGGGGTCAAGTTTGGACCATCTCGGATACTCGAGAACCTGTTCGAGGAGAACTCCGCGCATGAAAGGGGCGAGATCAAGATCATCTTCCTGGAGACACTCGAGTATAACCTCGAGGATAACTTTGGAGACCCGAATATCAAGCCCGTCTGTGGCGGCGGAGTAATCGCCAGAGACGAAATCCAACAAATCCTCCGGGGAGGATTCGAGACCGAAAAGAGCCTCGTGGCGTTCGATGAGAGCTCGAATGGCCATGGTTGAGATTTCCTCACCAATGAGTTGGAAAGGAGGGAACGAACGTAAATGTCGCCAAAGAGCCCCTTGGAGGGGACGAGCGATAAAAGTACGTAAGGCGTTCATCGCGGTAATTAGACGAACCTTTAGGGGCTCGAGAACTTCCGCGACTTTCGCACGAGGATAGGAGCGAAATTCTAAGGGAGGCTGTTGAGCCGCCTTCTTAGCCTTTCTCTTTTTTCTCTTCTCGATTGAATCGAGAATTTTCTTTTTCGTTCCCTTATATTCCACCTCCCTCTCTTCTACAGCAAGAGGAATATGAGACCAATCGTTGATCGGGCGTGAGAGAAAGTTTCGCCACTCCGTACGAGACGGGGGAAGGAAACCTCGTTCCTCAACGGATCGATTCCCACCAAGGTCGACTATCCGAACAAGAGCGTTCGAATGTCCCTTAATCACCAACGGGTTTGAAATAGAACCCTGAATCATCTGAGACCCAAAGGCCGCAATGAGTTGGTGACGAAGGTCCTCACGACCTCCCCCTTCCAAGCGAGAAACATCATTGGATGCTCGGGTGGAAGCCTCGATTGTCATTAGAGAATCAACAATAGAGGGGGCACGAAACCCACGGAGAAGGACTCGGGCGAACTTACGGACGCTCTCCAAGTCGGGGGACCCCTTAGGAGGAGTCGAGAGTTTCGAGCGGTGCTTAACAAGCGCCGCACGGACGAAACTCCGAGGGACCGTCGCAAAACCGCGTTTGGATTGGGACAAGCCAAAGACCAGCCGAAAGAAGGCCGGAGATTGTTTGTGTTGCCAAGGAAAGCGGGACGCCCGAGTCACATAGCGACGGAGGTCGCCGGAGAACAATGGGTCCTCCGGGGACAAGCCCCATGACGGTGGGCAAGGCGGTAGAGGGTTCTCGAGGAACCTGGCAAGAGGCCAGTCCTTCCAGTATTTCGCATTAGGAACGAAATTTTCCTCAGTCCAAGTCGACATGATTATTATTGCCGAGAGGACATTAGAAGAGGGGAGATTGCCGATGTAATCAGGATCGGATTCTCCGGAAGGTCTGTGGCATGTCAAGGCCGCAGAGTCCACGAGGACTAAAAGCACAGCTCTCACTCCGGACATGATTTGGATTAGACGGAAATCCACGGAGAAAGCTTCCTGAGAAGGGGAAGCTTTGGGGAGAGGAGTCCCCGAGAGAGTCAGAGGAAACGTTTCCTCCCATTCTTCATCCGGATCACGAGGATCCGGAAAGACGGGAACCGACAACGTTGTGGCCGAACGAGACAATTCGGATTCGAAAGAATCCTGGATCTCGTGTAGGAAGAGCCACTGCGTTGGTCCCCCGTGACGTGCGTCCCATTGGGGGGCGACAGCCACGAGGCGGTCCAAAATACCATCAATGGTTGATATGAGCTGAAAGATGTTCATTATTGATCGTTGTTCTGTGGATTGTTAGTCTGACTGTGTGTTGGCTGAATTCTAC